CGTCATCATGGGGGCGGGCATCCAAAGTGCCGAGAACAGTATCTTGAGTAATCCAAATAGTCATTCTAAATCTCCAAAACAAAAAGGTCGAGGGCAGAGGGGGGAAACCATTGAGTGATTCTAGATTTCCGAGCCTCTGTCACTTCCCTCTATCAAGTCCTGTCGGTCAACCAGAGAACCAGAAAGAGAAACCCTATTGTCCTGCCGGACTAGCGAGTGGGCCCTTGGTGCAATCTGGTCGGCCCTTAACTCTTCAACTCGATTATGTATACAGTATACACTATTTGGCTACCTTTGCAAGCAAAAAAAATACCCCTGTAAATACAGTGACTTACAGGGGTGCAATTTGTTTAAAAATGTGTGATTTTTGCGAATCGGTGCGAATCGTGGGATTCTCTAGAGTTTATCCAGTGCGTCTTGCGAACCTAGAAAACCCACCCTTTTTGATGTCTTTTAATCTTTTGGGGTTGATTTTTTGTTTAGTAAGTCCACCACTTTTACCGCTTCCAGTTGGTGTGGTGTTTTCTCCTCTTTCTTTCATCTTCAATTGCAGTGCAATCCACTGTTTTGCAATTCGGTTGGTGACTTTCTTTCTAATCAATCCCATGCATCGTTTCCAGACCTTTTCAAATACGTCTTCACCAGCATTATTGTTGTCCACAATAATGAAGTTTGACCCACCGAATAGTCTTTGGAATTTACCAATATTATTTTGTACTGCATTCCACATTCTGGTAACTTCATCTGCTGCAAGTGTACGGTCACGTTTTAGATTTCGTTCTTGTGCAGTTTCAAGTGATGTGTTAACAAATATCATGTAAGTTTCGTATCCAAGTGCTTTTAGACCACCAACTTGATTTGCAATCTTGTCGTAGTCTTTACCTGTACCGTCAATGATGAGTCCTAAACGTCCTTCAAGGTAATTACCTTTCGTTCTAGAGGTAACACCTTTTGCTCGTCCACGAATCTCTTGTCCTTTATCCGAATAGATGTCTTCTGGTGTGGTTTTCATACCAGCGTCTTTCAACATCTTTTCATAGATATCGTCACTGTTCAGAATCTTCATACCAAGACCGCCAGTGGTACGTCTAACTACATACGACTTACCACTGCCAGGCCCGCCGGCGAGGAAAATCGCTTTAAATATATTGGGGTCGTAAACTCCCTCTTGTAATTCGTGATATGTTTTCATGGTCTACTTTCTCTAACAACTCTTGTATGTATTTATATTCCTCTGGTTTCATAGGTTCTAACTCCCTTGTCTGTCTCTGCAAATTAGTGAACTTCTTTAACTTTTGTTTTTGTTTCGCTTTCATGTGAATTCCTTCTCTATGTGATTTAACTATCATGACAAAGATTTCTTGAGTTGTTATAATTGCCTCCTTATACGATAACTTTTTCAGCAGACCCAGTGTTAGAGTACTGAACCCCTGCCGATGGAAAGTCCTCTTCCAAACTGTCCTTTACAGTTTCCATGTAAATTCTGTGTCTGGGGTCTGAACCTATGGTGAATTCGTGTCTAAGTGTTGTGACTAGATGTTTACCAGATAATTGTTTGTCTAGTTTGTCACCTGTATTTGCAGATGATGAACCTATCTCCAATTGAATGATATTTCCTGCTTCAATGAATGTTTGTCCAGGCACCTCAAGTTGTAACTTGATTCCTCTATTGAGTTGTCTCAATCTGGACATTCTTCTTTGTAGTGTCTTTTCTAAATTGTCACTTTGGTATGGATACTCATCACCCTCTTGAAAGTGTTTGGTTGCACTTGTTGAGGAAACAAAGAATTTAGTGTCTGGATAATCCGTCAACTTTTTCTGTGTTCTAGCATCTGGTGATTTGGAAATGATGGGTGAATCTCCATCTGTGTGAGTGTCTTTATCAAATTCATCCAAATAATTGTAGTCAAAGTCTTTGACTGTTTTATTGTACAAATCATGTACCCTCAGTTTTGAAGAGTAAAATCCTTTACTCATATTATATATAGTATCTTTAGTCGGTGAAACATTAAAAGAATTGATAGTTTCTAAATTTTTTATAGGGTTGATTACTTTTTTATCATCCAGTGAGTTTGGAATGTTTTCCTTATATACCATTGCAGGCTCTTGAGTACATAAACCATCGACAGTTCTAAAATGAAATCCTCTGGTTGTCTCATAAAATAGATAACTTGGTGCATCTTTATTTTGTTTAGAATTCGATATTTCACATAAGTGGTGAATGGTGTTAAAAGGTTTCTTATTTGGTACAACCATCTTAACTAGATTTGCGGCAGGCTCTACAAACAATTTTCTTGTTGAATCAAGATAGTTAACATCTCGTATAATCTTTTCTACAATCTCAGATGGTTCACCTTTATATGATTGTGATATTCTAGAAATCTGATTACGAAACGCTTCCTGTGTTGTGAAGTTAAGCGAAACCATTAGTGCGTTTTCACCAACACCTTGAACGGTGTTAATCTTATATACCTGTAATGGTGTGACAACGTAATCAATGATAGTCTGTTCTTCGTTGTGTGTCTTAGGAGATGTTTGTGGTGTCTGAAGTCTAAGCGTGAGTTTTTCTTCACCAATAATTGGTGCGTTCAATACTAGGTTGTTTGTATCCTTGAAGAGAATATCTCCACTGACTGTCATGGAGAATATGTCTTCGTAAATATTGATAGATTCAATTACACCACTGATATCGAGTTCTGTTCCTTTGGTAGTTAAAAGTTTGCATTCTTCAACTAGAAACTCGCCCGCAAATTGCAAGTCAGACTTTGCCATTATGCACCTTCTTTAATTTTTGTCTCAAACTCTTTTACGAAATCTTCAATATATCTTGGTTGTATCAATCGTATCTTTGACTTTTCTTCCTGTAACTTCTGTTCATATTGATAGTTTGATACAGGAGTTGCAGAACTATAATCTGTAGTATTCATACCCACATTAATTATTTCAGTCGTATCACCAGACGTTTGACTAATCTCATAATGATGAATACCAGCAGGATTGTCATATTTCTCTGTTATATATTGTTCAAAGGTCTGCATTGACATGGGCCAATCATGATAATAATCTACAATGTTATTAGCAACTAGTATTGTCCAATGTAGTCCAACATCTTTATAATACTTGTGTGCAATAATTTCTGGAGACTCCCCATCCTGTACATCGTAATAATCAAAGTCTACTATCTGTGTCTGTGCAGTAAGTTTCACCCTACGGAATATATTCTTGTACTGGTTAAGTCTACCATCACCCTTTGCGTCATACGATATATTTGGAAACATAGAAAAATAAGACATTTAAAATCCTTCGTTAATTTTTCTTCTTGTGATGACTTCCAGTTCTTGAAATGTCAACTCAATTTGAGTTTCTACAGGAGAAGCACCATCACCTTGTATTGGTTTAAAGAATTGTACTCGTTCTCCACCATATGTGACGTTCATGTTTTTAAGAACTGATGTAGAAATTTTATTTAAAAACTTATTCACACCACCACTATAATGGTATTCGATATCAAATGTTGCTGGTACAATAAATGTTCTTGATGTGCTTGGGTCATCACCATCAAAACTTGGTGCCATATAAAATCTAAATTGATTTACAATTTGTCTAACATTCACCGCTTCACTTAGTGATTTGGGCATCATCTTAAATGTGAAAGAAAACTCTCTTCTACTAATACCCTCAAATACTACTTCCATACGATTATTGAAAACTGCACCACTAGAAATTTCTTTCGCTGCCTTTGCACCACCAGCACCAGCATCAAGTGCAGTCTTTAATGCGTTTGCACCAGTTTCACTTACAGCAGCACCAAATGCACCAGCGGTTGATGCGGTAGTTCCCAAGAAACCAGAACCTTCATTATAACCTTTATATGATGCAATCGCAGTTGCTACTGCTGAACCAATTTCTACCTCACCATATTTTGATTCCTGTTGTAATCCTACAGTTGCAGGCATATATAATGCAATAGACGCTGCAAGTCTTCTCGTTGGTGCTCTATCTACAGATAATGTAGACACTCCACCACCAGCAGGGGTTGCTCCAGACGCAGGCGCTCCACCACCACAATAGTTGACGTTTGCGTTATCCTGTTCATTGATAAAGAACTGAACGTAGTGACCTTGCTCTTTACCACCCAAACCCTCTGGGTAAGACAAACTGCTATTGAGGAACGGTGTTCCTTGCATTCGGCTGTAGGTTGAATTAGTTCCCATCGTTATAAATATCCTTGTATATTATTTATTTAGGTGTAATGTAATGGCATACCGTGGAAGATATAGTCCATCTAATCCAAAAAAATATAAGGGTGACCCCTCTAATATTATTTATCGTAGTCTCTGGGAACGTAAGTTCATGGTGTATTGTGATATGAATGATAAGATAGTTGAATGGGGTTCTGAAGAGTTCTTCATACCCTACCGTTCACCCATTGACGGTAAAATACACCGATACTTCCCAGATTTCTACGTCAAGGTAAAAACTAATACAGGCCCAAAGAAGTGGGTTGTTGAAGTTAAACCCAAGATACAATGTAGTCCACCAAGAACCCCTAAAAGAAAAACCAAGAAATACATCAATGAGGTGCGTACCTTTGCAGTCAATGAAGCAAAGTGGATGAACGCAAAAGAGTGGTGTAAGGACAGAAATATGGAGTTTATCATCTTAACTGAAGTTGAATTGATGATATAAATAGAAGTATGGCAGAGTTAAATTATTTCGACCAGATATCGAACCAGATAAAAACAGGTAATGAACCGTTCAAATGGTATCGTAATCGTATTAAAGAATTAGGTACACCTAGTGTGCCTGAACTATTGCGTACTGGTAAATTGAGTAAAACACCAACTGGAAAATCTTTGAATATGTTTGTGTATTCTCCAAAGGGTAGAAACAAATTACCGTACTATGATACGTTTCCTCTTGTACTTCCATTGAAGAGTATGGAAGGTGGTTTCCTTGGTCTTAACTTTCACTACCTACCATATGCGTTAAGAGCAAGACTTCTTGATGCAGCAGGGGGTGACAATTTAAGTGTCAGTGCAGTTGAGAACAATAGACTAACCAAACCATGTATCAAAAGATATCTGTTTGGGTATACACGTTCTATGTTCCGTAAAATTGATGAAGAGGATAATCTCACTGCAATCATGTTACCAGTACAAAGATTTAAGAAAGCGTCCACCAGTGAAGTGTGGGCAGATTCAAGGAAGATGATTTAATGGCACAAGTATCACTAACACAAGGTCTTGCTGCTCTGAGCAGTAGTGACTTTTCATATGCAAGTAAGTATGAAACCGAAATAACATTTCAAGGTGTCACTAACAAAGACAGAAATCTCACCATCCGTTGTGATAACATAACCATGCCAGGCAGAAACCTTCGTACTGTTATGAATGGTAATGTTTATGGCCCACCGCATGAAATGGTACAGGGAACTACGTTTGGTGAAATTGCAGCAACATTTTATTTAAGTTCAGATATGAGAGAACTTAAAACATTCCACGAATGGCAAGATAAGATAGTCAACCCAGACACATATGATTTAAACTACTACAAAGAGACAGTGGGAGTTGTAAAGATTTTCTCTTTAGATAAAAGTGAGAATAGAACTTTTGGTATTGAATTAGTAGAAGCGTTCCCAAAAACCATAGACCCAATACAGGTAGGACACGCTTCACCTAACACAATAAATAAAGTTGGAGTGTCTTTTCAATATAGGTATTGGAAACACGCAAGAGTGGCCGTTGCATCCGTAGTTGCAACTTAATTAACATAATGCATTAGGAGAATATAGTATGGCATTACCACAGTTAAACGCCCCCAGTTATCAGATGGAAATTCCATCGACAGGGGAAGAGGTTAAATATCGCCCGTTCTTGATTAAAGAACAAAAGGTATTAATGATTGCACAGGAGACAGGTAAAGAGGCGGATATGGCTCGTGCAATGTGTGACATAGTAAAAAGTTGCACAGATGGTGCAGTCAAAAATCCAGAAAAACTTCCTACATTTGACATTGAGTATATGTTCTTACAGCTTCGTGCCAAATCGGTTGGTTCAGAAGTTGAGTTACAAATTACTTGTCCAGATGATGAGG